ATGACGAGAGGCCCTGACCCCAAGCCTGCCGGGATGCGCCAGCGGCGAAATGTAAGCGCGACGCGGGTGGAGTTGCAGGTTGTGGATGCGGCGCAGGTGGTGACGGACGCGCCCGATTTGCCAGCGAAAAAGGAAGGGGAGTGGCACGCGCTGACGCGGTCGTGGTGGGTGGATGTGTGGAATTCGCCAATGGGGCGGAGTGAGTTGCTGGCGGTGGACGTTTACCCTCTGCTGAGGCTGGCGATTTTGGTGGATATGTTTTGGGAGACGCCGACGACGAAATTGTCGTCTGAAATAAGGCAATTGCAACAGTCTTTTGGGCTGACGCCGCTCGATAGGCGGCGACTGGAGTGGACTGTGGTACAGACGGAGGAGGCAAAGGAAGCATTCCAGCGGCGACGAGTGCCAACGGTTTTTAATGGAGATGATGTGCGTGGCGTTTTGGAGTGAGTTGTGACGACGTTGATGGTACCAAGAGACCCGTTTGATGAGCGGTGGCCGACGCTTGGCGCGGAGGTGTGCGCGTTCATCGAGACATTCTTGGTGTTTGGACCAGGCGACTTGCTGGGTGAGCCTGCGGTGCTGGATGCTGAGAAACGGGCACTGATTTATCGCATGTATGAGGTGTATCCGCAGGGGCACGAGTGGGCGGGGCGGCGACGGTTTAAGCGAGCGGGGGTGAGTTTGCGAAAAGGGACGGCAAAAACTGAGTTGAGCGCGTGGCTGGCGGCCGTGGAGTTGCACGTGGATGGTCCGGTGCGGTGCGTGGGCTGGGATGAAAGAGGCCAGCCGGCGGGCGGGGGCGTGACGGATCCGTATATACCGATGGTGGCGTATACGGAGGAGCAGAGTGACGAGCTGGCGTATGGTGCGTTGCGCAAAATTTTAGAGTACAGCGATTTGGCGCGCGATTTTGATATTGGGCTGGAGCGGATTATGCGGGCGGGGGGGGATGGCAAGGCGGTGAGCTTGGCATCCTCGCCGTCGGCGCGGGATGGGGCGCGGACAACTTTCCAGGTATTTGATGAGACGCACCGATTTGTATTGCCGGGCTTGAGAAATGCACATCGGACGATGTTGGCCAACGTGCCGAAGCGGTTTTTGGCGGATGCGTGGTCGCTGGAGATTACGACGGCGCCAGCGGCGGGGCAGGGGAGCGTGGCTGAGGACACGCTGAACTATGCGCGCATGGTGGAGAAGGGGCAGATTGAAGACAGTAAATTATTTTTTTTTCATCGTCAGGCCAGTGATGGGCACGATTTAAGCACAAAGGAAGGGGTGAAGGCGGCTGTTTTGGAGGCGAGTGGGCCAGCTCATGCGTGGTCTGATCTGGACGCGATCGCTCAGCAGTGGGAGGATCCGACCAGTGACAAGCTTTATTTGGAGCGGGTGTGGCTCAATCGAGTGGTGAGAGCTAGTGAACGGGCGTTTGAGATGGAGCGGTGGCGGGAACTGGGGGATCAAACGTTTGAAATACCGCCAGGGGAGACCGTTACGCTAGGCTTTGATGGTTCGCGGTGGCATGATGCGACGGCGTTGGTGGTGGCGCACGTACTGACGGGTTTTTTGCAGGTGATTGGGCTGTGGGAGCGGCCGGAAGGGGTGGAGGAGTGGGAAGTGCCTGTGAGCGAGGTGAATGGGATTGTGGAGGAGGCGTTTGCGCGGTGGAACGTGTGGCGGCTGTATGCTGACCCGCCGTACTGGGAGACGACGGTGGCGGAATGGTCAGGACGGTACGGGGAAGCGCGTATTATAGAGTGGTGGACAACACGGCCGCGCCAGATGGCGGCGGCGATTCGCTCATTTGATACGGCAATCAAAGACGGGGCACTTTTGCACGATGGCAGTCCGCATTTGACGCGGCATGTGGGCAATGCGTGCCGCAAATTGCTGAATATTCGGGACGAGAAGGGTGAGCGAATGTGGGTCATTTATAAAGAGCGGTCGGATTCGCCACACAAAATCGATGGAGCCATGTCGGCCGTGCTGGCGTGGGAGGCACGAAACGATGCGCTGGCGAGTGGGGTGGGGGCGCGGCGGTCGAGCGTTTATGAGAAACGAGGATTGGTGATGGTATGAGTTGGCGATTTTGGCGGCGTTATCCTGAGTTGAAGACTGTGATTGTCAATGCAAACGGGGGGGCGGTGACGTTTCGCGGGGTGCTGTGGCGGGATGAGGGGGGCTGGCTGATTCTGCGTAATGTGCAGAAGCTGGGGGGGAATGGTGAGGTTGTGCCAGTTGACGGTGAGGTTTTGGTCGCAGTGCGAGATGTGGACTTTATTCAGGTGATGACATGATTGTGCAATCGCTCGGCCAACTGAAGCAAGCGCGGGGGTGGGAGATGATGAATACCCGTCGGCACACAGTGCGGATGTACAACGGAAATCACTTTGATTATGGTACGTTGTATCGGCTTCAGCCGAATGTGCGCGTGTGCGTGGATTTCTTGGCGCGAAACGTGGCGCAAACTGGTTTGCAGGTGTTTCGCCGTGTGAGTGACACTGACCGGGTGCGCGTGACGGGGCATCCTCTGGTCAAGATTCTCAATCAGCCGTTGCCGGCAGAGTATAAAATCACGGGATACTCACTCATCGAGCGGACGATGAGTGATTTGGGCGTGTATGCTGAGGCGGTGTGGCTGAAAATCAGGGAGGCTGAGGGGGGTCAACCGGTCGGGCTGTTGCCCATCTCGCCGAGGAACATGCAGGCGAAGGGCGGTGAGTTGATTTCTCATTACAAAATCAGAATCAATCACAATTGGCAGGATGTGGAGGCGGCCGACGTGGTGCACATCTGGGGCTACAACCCCGAAAGCGCGTTGGGGGGATTGTCGCCGCTGGAGACGTTGCGCCAGATTTTGGCGGAGGAGTTTGCGGCGGGGAGGTACCGGGAGGGATTCTGGAACAATGCGGCGCGGATGAGCGGCTTGATTAAGCGGCCGTCGAATGCGCCAGAGTGGAGTGATGATGCGCGTGAGCGGTTCCTCGCCGAGTTTGAGGAGCTGTACGCGGGCGATGACAACAGCGGCAAGACGGCCGTGTTGGAAGAGGGAATGGAATGGGAGAGTATGACGTTTTCGGCGCAACAGAGCGAATATCTGGCTGGCCGAAAGCTCACACGCGAGGAGTGCGCTCGACAATATCACATTCCTCTGCCGTTTGTGGGGATTTTGGACAATGCGACGTTCAGCAACATCCGCGAACAGCACAAAAATCTGTATCAGGACACGCTGGGGCCGTGGTTTGAGATGCTGACGCAAGCGTTGGAACTTCAGCTGATGCCCGATTTTGCCGGGACGGATGATTTTTACATGGAGTTTAACGTGGCGAGCAAGTTGTCGGGGGCGTTTGATGAGCAGGTGAAGGCGTTCCAAGCGGCCGTGGGACGGCCGTGGATGACGGCGGATGAGGCACGGGGTCGGCTGAACATGCCCAGCATCGGCGGGAATGCGGCGGAGCTGGTTTTGCCGCTGAATGTGATGACGGGCGGGCTGGCCTCGCCACGGGATACGGCGCCGAAAAGGGCAGGAGAGGATGGGCGGAAGGGCGGAGGGGAAAAGGCGCGGCAGGGCGGAGGGGAAAAGGCGCGGCAGTTTGGGGCCGAGCATCCGATTTTAAGGGAGCGGCATGTGGAGATGTGGCAACGGTCGCTGGCGCGGCATTATCGGCGGCAGGAGGCGGCGATTGTGAGCAGGGTCAAGGCGAAGGGGCAGAAAATGGACATTGGCGGAGTGTGGTATGACATGGCTCGGTGGAATGAGGAGCTGGGGCGCGATTTGCTGGCGATGAATATCATGACGGCGGAGGAGTTTGCGGGGCTGATGGCGGCCGAGATTGGGGCGGAGGTGTCTACGGAGGGGATGATGGCGTGGCTGATGGAACATAGCCGGATTCAGGCGGAGGAGATCAACGATTTTATGCGGCGAGAGTTGGAGGCGGCGTTGCGTGAGGCGGAGCCGAGGGAGGGGGTGAAGGGTGTTTTTGAGCAGGCGATGACGGTGTGGGCGAGCCGGCAAGCGGTCACGGCCGTGACCGCGGCGATGAATTTTGGTCGCAATGAGGCGGCCAGCGCGGGGGGGATGGATAGCAAGGTGTGGCGGACAACCTCGGCGGATCCGCGCGACCTGCACAGGCGCATGGACGGGGAGCGGGTGGGGTTGCGGGAGCGGTTTAGCAATGGGATGCGCTGGCCGGGTGACCCACGGGGTGGGGCGGAGAATAATGCACATTGTGAGTGTGTGGTGCGTTTCGAGTTTTAGAGCGTGAGGTGTTCGCCGGCGAACATGGAAAAGGGCTACCCCCACGGGTGGCCTTTTCCATGTTCGCCTGTTGGACGTGACGGCAATGTGGGTGTGGCATGATGGAGAAAGTTGCAGTTTATCACGCGGGGGCGCAAAGGACGGACGGCGCATGAAAAAGAAAAGTTATCGGGCAAAAATGGCGTTGGGGGAGGTCGAGGGCACGGTGGTGGCGGAGTTTGCCACGCTGGGGGTGATTGATTACGACGGCGACGTGACGCTGGAGGGGGCGTTCAGGCAGGGGCAGGCCGTGGTGATTGAGCCGTGGAATCACAATTATGGCGAATTGCCCGTCGGCGCGGGGTCGATTCGCACCGAGGGGGGCAAAGCGATTTTGGAAGGGGAGTTCTTCATTGATATGCAGAGCGGGGCGGATCATTATGAGGTAGTCCGCAAGTTAGCGGAGAGGGGGATGGGGGAGTGGAGCTATACATTTGATGTGCTGGAATCGGAGACGGGGGAGCAGGACGGGACGCCGGTTAATTTTTTGAAGAGCTTGGACGTGTGGGGGGTGGGGCCTGTGACGCGGGGAGCGGGGATGGGCACGCGCACGATGCACCTGAAGGGGAAGGGCGAGGGTGGCGACGACGAGGCCGAGGCCGATGGCGGTAAGGCTAGCGACGACGACCAAGAACCCCCAAGCGGACCGCGGGCGTTGCATCGGCAGGTGGCTATGCTGGAAATCAGCATTTTAGAATTGGAAATTGACGCAGGGGAGTAAGGAAAAGCGGATGAAGAAATTGAAAGAAAATTTGCAGGAAGAGCTGACGGGCGTGCTTCAGAAAGCGCGGACGGTGGCGAAGGCGGCCGAAGAGGCTGACCGCGATTTGACGGCGGAAGAGATGACCAGCATCGAAGCGATGTTGCAGGAAGCCAAGGGGTTTAAGCTGGCTTTGCAAGAACAGCGGAAAGCGGCTGAGATTGCGATTCAGCTAGATGCGCTGGGCGTTTTTGCGGAAAAGCAGACCAGTGCAGGCCAGAGCCGCAAGGCGCGTGGTAGCGTTGGGGAGCAATTCGTCAAGTCGCAAGAATGGCAAGCGTATCTAAAGGCTCTGGGGGGCAGTGTGCCCGACAGCCGCAAGGGGATCAGCTCGCCGCCCGTGCCCGTGGGGCTGGACATCATGGGGCATCGTCGCAAATCGATTGTGATGGGCGGCGACGCCGAGAGCGCTGGGGCGTTTGTGGTTCCTCAGCAAAGCGGTATTTATGAAGCGATTGGGTATCAGCCGCTGAGCGTACGTGATTTGATTGATGTGCGCGAGACTGATAGCGACACTGTGGAATTTGTGCGCCAAACGGCGCAGGTGACGCAAGCGGCTGTTGTGCCTGAGGCGAATGTCGTTGAATTTACCGGCGCGACCGGGGAAATTAGCGGCACGAAGCCGCTGGGCGCGATGACCTTTGAGCGGGTCAGCGCCCCCGTCAAAACCGTGGCGGTGTGGGTGGCTACAACTAAACGCGCCCTGAGCGACGCGGCGCAGTTGCGCGGCTTGATTGATAGCGAACTGTCCGAAGCGACCGAGCAGGAGCTTGAGAATCAGATACTGAACGGCGACGGGACGGGCGATGAGTTTGACGGACTCGCCAACACAAGTGGCGTGCTTGTCCAGCCATTTGTGACGGACATCGTGACCACGTCTCGCAAAGCAATGACCTATTTGCAGGTCACTGGCCGCCAAATTCCAACAGCGTGGTTGATGCACCCAGAGGATTGGGAGCGATTTGACCTGATGCAAGATGGGGAAAATCGGTATTACTGGGGCGGCCCCGGCGTGATGGGGATGCGCACCCTGTGGGGCGTGCCCGTGGTGCAATCGTTCCAGCTCACGCCGGGCAATGCGTACCTGGGCAACTGGCGCAAGGCCGTGCTCTGGGATCGCCAACAGCCGACGATTTATGTCAGCGATAGCCATGCGGACTTCTTCATTCGCAATATGGTGGCCGTGCTGGGCGAATTGCGGGCGGCGTTTGGCGTTATTCGGCCGAGCGGATTCGTGGAAGTGGCTCTGGAGAGTGGTACATAAGCGATAAGCTTTAAGCTTTAAGTCGTAAGGGGGCGTCTCCTTGCGGCTTATGGCTTGTGGCTTATCGCTTTTTGGTGAATTCATGAATGTGAATGTGGTTTGTCAGAATCTGCATGAGGATCGCGTTTTGCCGCGTTTTGCGCGGTATTTGGGGCAGGTGAACGGCTGGCAGGTGACGGCGCGACCCGTGGCGGGGGCGGATGCGTATTATTTGAGCAGTTATCTCGAGGCGATGCGTGGCGTGCCCGAGGGGGCGCCCGTGGGGGCGTACTTCACGCATTTGGAGACGGCTCCAGAGAGCCGGGGTAAGGCTGATTTGTGGTGGCGCATGGCGGGGCGGGTGGATTTGCGCGTGGTGACGGCGGGGCAGTATGGCGATTTGCTGGAGGCATGCGGCCGCACGGTGCAGATTCCTCCCCCGGTCGAGCGGGATCGGTTCGTGATTCCGCGCACGTGGGCGGGGGATCGGCGGCTGGTGGCGGGCTTTAGCGGCTATGTGTACGGTAACGGCCGAAAGGGTGAGGGATTGGCGCGGCAGTTGCTGGCGACCGAAGCGGCGAAGCGGGTGGATTGGCGAGCGAGCGGGCGGGGCTGGCCTGTCCGAACGCAGAGGTATAGCTGGGCGCAAATGCCCGCATTTTATCAGTCGCTGGACGTGCTGGTGCTGACGGCCAGCGTGGAGGGCGTGCCAATGCCCGCGCTTGAGGCTCTTTCGTGTGGGGTATCGCTGGTGGCGCCGCGTGGGGTGGGGTTGCTGGATGAGCTGGGCGACGCGGTGGGTATTTATCGTTACGAAGTAGGGGACGCGGTGGGGCTGGCGGCGGCTCTGGAAATGGCGACGGCTGAGCGGTGGGACGTGGAGAGAGAGGAACTGCGGTCGCTGACTGAGCGGTTTACAGTGGAGAGCTGGGCGCGGGGGCATCGGGCGGCGTTTGAATGCTTGGAGGAAGGGGGGACAAGAGAAACAGATAAACAGAGGGGGGAGGCGGCATCGAAGCGGGGGATTGTGTGCGTGGCGTTTGGGGAACCGGCGCGGGATTGTGCGCGACGGCTGATTGATTCGGCGAAGCGAATTGTGCCCGAGGTGCCGATTTGCCTTATTTCGGCCGAGCCGCTGGGGGGAGAGGATGTTTTTGTGGCGCGGCCAGATGCAGATATTGGGGCGCGGGTGGCTAAGCTAGAGATGACGGAAAGCATCCCCCCAGGGTGGGAAACGATTTTGTATTTGGATGCGGACATTGAAGTTGTGAGTCGAGACATTTTATATTTTTTTGAGTGCATCGAGGCGGGCTGGGAGTTTGTTATTTGCGGGGATTTGCGGGGCAAGGACTCTATTCACTGGTTTCAGCGACCAGACAATGCGGAGGAGATGGCGCATTTGGAAGCCACGCTTCCGACAATGTCTGTTCTGCAATACAACGGCGGGGTGTGGGCGTTTGGGCGGGGGGGGGCGGGTGAGGAGCTGGTGAAGCGGTGGCGAATGTAGTGGGAGCGGTTTGGCGGGCGTGACCAAGGGGCGTTGGTGAGGGCACTGCATCAAGAGCCTGTAAAAATTTTAACATTGGGGGCGGAGTGGAACACGTTTGCGCGGTATGGGAACAAGGTGGAGGTCGCGGCCGTGGTTCATCATACGGCTGAGGCGCGACGCTGGAGCGGGATTGTATGGGGGCGACTTGATTCAGATAAGGCGTGGGAAAAGGTGTTGTAAATGGAAAGAGAATTGATTGGTAGTGATGAAGATGTGCTAGCTAGTGTGCGTGCCGCTTGGCCTGCGTGTGACGCCGTTTTGGCGTGGACTCAACGATATATTCCATACAGCAAGCGGCAGGTGTCACCGTATCAGGCGGCGGCGTTGGGCTACTATGCGCACACGTACAATGCGCCGGGGGCGCGGTTTTTGGAAATCGGGACGGCGATTGGGTATTCTGCCTGCGTGATGGCGACGGCCGCGCCGCTGGCGCAAATCACGACGCTGAATCCGAAGGCGGGTGAGTTTGAGAAGGCGGTGCGCAATCTGCGAGTGCGCTCTACGGTGCAGGTGGTTAGAAAAACGTCGCAAGAACTGTGGGACGCGGGGCGGGGCGAACTGTATGACATGGTTTTTGTGGATGGCGACCACAAGCGGGGCGTGGTTCTTCATGATGCTCAGTTTTTTAATCGGCTAAAGCCGGGGGGCTTGATTATTTTCCATGATTATTCGCCAGACGGCAGTGCCCGCCCGAGCCACGGGTGCTATGAGGCGTTGAATCATTTGCAGGAGAAGGTTAGGGCGGCGGATGTAAAAATTGTGGGGAGTGGGGATGTGGGTATGTTGGGCTGGATGCGGCAAGAGGAGGAAATATGGGCAGGCGTGCTTAGTTTATGAGTTGTTAGGCTAATTGGTATTGAGCAAAGGCGACGTGATGGTTGGTGGCGAATGGGCTGGAAACGGTTGGCGGTGATGAGAAGATGGCGGATGAGGCGCGTGACACGGCCGTGGTGGCGTGGGAGCGGCTGACAAAAAAAGGAGAGTGTGGCAGTGATGATTAAGAGCGGCTGGAAAACAACCGAGTTTTGGATAACGGTGGCGTTGGTCGTCATGGCGTTGCTGGGAATTGGCACGGATGAGGCCAACGAGAATGTGCAGTTGGTGCTGGTGGCGGCGGGGGCGATTGCAACGGTGGCGTATAGCCTGAGTCGTGGCTTGGCCAAGAGCCGGGCAGAGGTGGCTAGTGACGTTCCTTCGATGCTTAATCGCGTAATGGATGCGGGTGAATTTGCAAAAGGGATGCACCGGCAACATGCGGAACGGAACAATTGGCTAACAGAAAAAGGGGATCTCATCGAGCCGTGGGATAGGCTATCTTCTGAGCAAAGAAAGCTTTATGAGGTATTTGCTAGTGAGTCGATTGAGTTCCTGAGAAAGCAGATAAGGGACAAGCGATAAGATGTCTTCTGATTGCGGCGTTGGCGTGTGGGGCGGCACGGCCGTGGGTCTGACTGATTACGGCTGGCCCGTGGCTGAGGTGGCGTTTGGAGAAGCGTTGCCGTTTGCGCGGACTCTGCTCATCGAAGCGGGGCGGCTATTACCCCAACGCCGATTGCTCGATGCGGGCTTTGATTTGCTCAAGAAATGGGACACGGCCGTGCCTTTGTGGGGGTACAGGCTGGCGCGGGAGCTGGGCACGGTGAGCGAGCGGCGACGGACGCAGGCGATTGTAGGGGATTTGCGCGTTCCGGTGCATTATGTCGAGCTTGTTTTTGTGCGTCGCCAAGACGCGGGGCAGGGGCTGTGGCCGGCGTGGGCGGCAGAGATGGCGGGGGGTGGCGATAAGCGGCTGGCGTTTTTGCGGGCGATGTGGCTGGTCAAGCCGTTGATTTGCGTTTTGCCAGCAGGGGGCTGGACGGGCATGAACGAGCGGGAATGGTCGCGGCGGCAACGTGGGAATGACGGCATGGTCACGCTCGATATGGGCGGGGGGCGATTTGTGAAAACATCGCGGGGCATGACGGCCGCGCAGGTATTGGCGGCCACTGGGGCCGCGAAGGAGAAGAGGAACGGCATGGATAACAGAATGGTAGTGGTAGAAATTGAACCGGGCCGCTTTGCGAAGATGCGGCGGGAAGATGCTAAAAAACTGACGAAGGGGGGCACGGCCGTGGCGACAAAGCCCGCTCCTACGCCAAAGGCGAAGCCGCCCAGCCGTGACAAAAAGCGGGTGCCGGAGCTGAACAAAATGATTCGGGTGGCTGAAGACGAAAGCGAGACTGCCCCCCCGCCACATGCACCGATGGCGGCCGACGTGGTGGCGGATGACAACAATCCTGCCCCGGCGCAGGCGGCGGACGGGGTGGATGATTTTACGACGATTGCGGGGGTAGGGCTGGCGACGGCGCGGTTGTTGCACGGCCGTGGAATCCACACGTTTGCGGAGCTGAAGGAAGCAGACGTGGAGGGCGTCGTCAGTAAGCAGGTTTTCACGGCTCTTGAGGCATGGAAGTCTAATGGATGAGGTATTTGCGACCATCGAGGACATGGAGGCGTTGCTCCAATTGGAGATCAATACTCCTGAGCAGATTGCGGCCGCCGACCGGGCGTTGGTGATGGCGAGCGCACATATTCGTGCGTACACCAATCAGACGCTCAGCCTCGTGGAGGATGACGTGGTGGAGATGGATAGTCGAGGCGGCTATCGGCTGTTCCTGCCCGAGTTGCCCGTGGTGGCGATCGCGGGGGTGTGGGAGGACGGTGTTGAGGTGGCCTCGACGGGGTACAAGCTAAGTCGGAGTGGCATTTTGTACCGCGAGGGTCGCAAATGGACGCGGGGCGTGGCGGCGGTGACGGTGCAGTACGCGCATGGCTATGAGCCTCTGCCGATTATTTTGGTGGATGTAGCGACGCGGGGGGCGGCGCGTATTTACCAAGCGGGGCTGAGCGCGGCCGCGAATGAGGGGCTGACGGGCATTTCGTCGAAGTCCCTGGGAGATTTTGCGGTGTCGTTTGCCAGCGAACAAGGGGGCGGGGTCAGTGAGGGTTCGACGATGGGGGTGAGTGGGGCGCGGGCGTTGCTGTTGTCTGAGCGGGATATGCTGAATCAGTTTCGCATCAAGGGGCAGTACAGGTACGCGCCATGATGAACACACACGCCATTTTTGAGACATTGCTCAATTGGAACTTTGCGGTGACGCGGCGGGAACGGACGGCGGACGGGCAGGGGGGTTGGGTGATTAGCTACACGGCCGTGGGCAACGTGCGCGGGCGACTGCGGCCGATGGGCGCGGCGGAGCAGGTTGTTGCCAAGGCTGAAGGCCAGCGCGTGACGCACAAATTTTATACGCTGGCGGCCGAAAACGTCCTGCCTGGTGATAGGCTGACGCTGGGCGCGTTGGTGGTTGACGTGCTGGCCGTGCTGGAGCCATCGCAGGCGGATCATCATTATGAGATTCATTGCGAGGCGCGGCAGGTGGAAGTGCAGGCGGCGGCTTAATGTTCGCCGGCGAACAGATTGTGAGGTGTGGCGATGACGGTCAAGGTTGTGTGGCATCCTAAAAAAGTACGAGAGGCGGTGTTGGTGGCCTTGGAGGAGAATGCGGAGATTGTCGGCAAATTTGCGGAAGAAGACGCCCGCCGTCGCCTGCTGGCGGTGCAGGAGCCAGATTGGGGGGCACGGTATCGGCGGATGGTGGTCAGTCGGCTGATTGGCTATCGCGTGAAGCGTGATGCAGGCGGAGTAACGATTGAGGTGGGGGTGCGCGGGGGGCCAAATGGGCGGTTTCATGGCTACTACATTGAGCTGGGTAGCCGGGAACATGCGGCAAATCCGTTTTTGCGACCGGCCGTTTTTCAGAATGGCGGGCGGATTGTGAAGATTATTGAGGGTAAATGAATTTGAGCGCGGGTATTTACGGTAGGTTGGCAGGTGATGGGGAGCTGGCGGCGTTGCTGGCAACGTATGACGGCGAGCCTGCTATTTTTACGTCAGACCCAGCGCCGGGCGACGCCGTTTTGCCGTATATCGTGACGGCGGGGGCGGTGAGTGACGTGCCATTCGATACTAAGGATCACATCGGACGGCAGGTGATGCGGGATGTGCGCTGTTACGCGGCGGCAAATGGTAGCACGGCCGTGGTGGAGCAGATAGCGGAGCGGGTGCGGGTTTTACTGCACCGCCAGCCGCTAGAAGTTGATGGGGAGGGGTGGCTGATGAGTAACTGCACCGGGCCGATTGCGATGGATGATTTGGAAGCGTATGGCCGAGTAGTGACTTTAATGGTGACTTACATCTAGTTTTATTAGCAGACAGAGAGGATAGCGACATGCCACCACATGAACCGAACGGGATCAATGGATCCAGCATTTTGATTTTCGTCAACACGGGCACTGAGGAAGTGCCTGTGTATGAGGCTGTTGGTTGCCAGCGCGGGGCCAGCATTGAAGAAAGCACGGCCGTGATTGATACGTCGTGCAAGGGGAGTCGCGCCCAGCGCGTTCTCCCAGGGCGTTACTCCAGCACGATGTCGCTTGAGTCTTTGTACGTGCCGAGCAATGAGGCGTATCAACATCTGAAAGCCGCCAACCGCGACGGGACATTTGTGCAGGTGGGCGTAGAGGAAGATGCCGTGCTGACCGAGACGGCATTCGCCATCGTGACGGGGGTTCCGCGTGAATTTCCCGACCAAGATGCGGCTACCATTTCGGTGGAACTGACCATCGATGGTGAATGGACTGAGGTGGGTAGCTGATGAGACGCGGACAAACGGTACTGACGCTGAGCAACGGCCGTGAGGTGACGTTGCTTTTTAATATGGACGCCATCGGCAAAGCGGAAAAAACGACGGGAAAGCCGCTCTTTCAAATGCTCCGCTCTGAAAACTTGGGCGTGCGCGACGTGGCCGCCTATATCGTGGCGGGGGCGAATGCGGTGAATCCCAAGAATTTCAAGAAACGAATGACGTTGGCGCAGGCCAACCGCATTATCGACGACGTCGGGCTAATGACGGCATTGTCTGTTGTCATTGAGGCACTATCGGCGTTGCTGGCTCCGCCTGAGGACGAAGACGCGGAGATGGGCGATGAGAGGGAGGAAGAAGATGACTGGCTCGATGATGACGAGCTGGCCGAGGATGATGACGCAAATTTGTAAAAGGCCAAGCGGATGAGGGGCTTGATTTTGATTACCTCCTCCTGCTTGGCCTGAAAATCGGGCTATCTCCCCTAGATTTTTGGGAGATGACGTTCTATGAGTTGCGGTGCGCGGTGGTTGCTCATCACTGGCGACGCAAACGAGAGCGTGAATCGGCGCGGAATTTGGCGTTGACATCAGCGTGGATGACGGCCAGCCTATCGCGCTCGAAGCGGTTGCCGTCGCTGAAATCGGTGCTGGCGAAGATGGAGCCGCCGAAGAAGCTGGCCCCAGCCGACGAAGCGGCGCGGGCGGCAGATTTGGAGCAGGGCAAGGCGGCGTTGGCGAAGCTGGCGCAGGCGGGGGGATTGCCGCGCCATCCTGGGAGCAGAAAGCGGGCGAAAAACAACGACGACGCGGGGGCGGCCGACGGTGCATAAATGGAATTAGGCGAAGCATTCATACCCATTCGAGCGACGCTCGACAAATTAGACGATGATTTGGAAAAAGCCCGGTCGAAGACGGCCGGTGCTTTTGATGGGGTTTTGGGCAAGCTGAAGGCGCTGTCGGCCGTGGCGTTGGCGGGGTTGGCGGTGGGGTTGCTGGCGGTGGGTGTGTCGGCGTTGACGATGGCCAGCGACGTGGACGGGGCGAGTAAAAAAATACAGTCGCAGTTGGGGCTGACGGCGCAAGCGGCGGAGGGGTATAGCGACGCCATCCAGGATATTTACGGCCAAAATTTTGGTGAAAATATCGGGGACGTGGGGGACAAACTGGGGGAGGTGGCTCTACAGTTTAGGCGACTGGGCGATGTGGGTGTGGAGACAACCAGAGATGCCACTATCAACGCGATCCGTCTGGCGGATGCGTATGGTATCGAAGTGGCGGAGAGTGCACACGCCGCCGCCGTCTTGATGGACGAATTTGGCCTCAGCCAGCAACAAGCATTTGACTTCATGACAACTGGGTTCCAGCGAGGCATGAACGCCTCGGGGGATTTCTTGGACAGTATTGGAGAATACTCGAACGTATTCTCTGATTTGGGTTTTGATGCCGGACACTTCTTCTCCATTATGGAGACGGGTCAGCTCGGCGGGGTGCTCGGTACGGATAAAATGACGGATGCCATGAAGGAGTTTGGCATCATTCTCACGACTGAAGCAGACCGGGCTTCGGGTGCGCTCGATGTACTGGGGATGGATTACGGGGAAATCACAAACAGCGTCGCCTCGGGGGACGCTGTTTGGGCTGATTATTTCGGGGAGATCGTCAGCGGGTTGCAGGAGATAGAGGATCCGATTCTGCGCCAGCAAACGGCCATTGCATTATTTGGGACGATGGCAGAGGACATGGGGGCGGGGTTCCTTGACGGACTAGACATGATGGCGACGGGTCTGGATGAGATGGCGGGGGCGACCGAGGGTCTGGACGTCCAATATGACACGTTGTCCAACACGCTGGAGACATTTAAGCGGCAGGGAGAGTTGGCTCTTCTGCCAGTGGCGGCTGTTTTGCTGACGCTAGCAAATCTGGTTATGCCACAGGTGATCGAGGCGATGGGGGCGGTGTCGCCGTACATCGAGCGGATGGCGGAGGGGTTTGGGGAGGTAGTGGAGAGCATCGCGGCGGGGACGCATCCAATCAATGAATTTGCCACGGCCGTGGCTGAGTTTGTCCAGCCGGCAACGGACGCGATCGCCACGTTTGTGACTTGGCAGGATGTTTTCGCGGCCGTGGGGTTGGTGCTCTTGGGCGTGCTGGCTCCTGCGATTTGGGCTGGGGTGGCGGCGATGGCCGGGCTGGCCTTGGCTTCGTTGCCGTTTATTGCGGCATTCGCGGCGATCATTGTGGTGATTGCCTTGGTGCGGCAGGCGTGGGAGAGCAACTGGGGCGGGATTCAGGAGAAGACGGCCGAGGCGTTCGCCTTTGTGCAAAATGTGATCAGCGCGGGGCTGGCGGCGATTCGGGCGTGGTGGGCGGAGAATGGCGACGCCGTGATGGCGAAGGCGCAGGAGACGTGGGATATGGTCTCGGCGCGGGTAGAAACAGGCATGGCGCGGGCGCAGGCGGTGATCAGCGCGGGGCTGGCGGCGATTCGGGCGTGGTGGAATGAAAACGGCGATGGGCTAATCGCCAAGGCGCAGGAAACGTGGAACACTGTTTCTTCGCGGGTGAGCGCGGGGATGACGACGGCCAAGGAGTTGATTAGCTCAGGGCTGGAAACAATTAGCGCGTGGTGGGATGAAAACGGGGCGACGGTCATTGCCACGGTGACGGCGATGTGGTCTGGCATCGAGCAGACGTTTAGCACGGTGCTGGCGTTGGTGTTGGGTCTGGTCTCGGCGGCTTTGGCGGTGATTGGGGGTGATTGGGAGATGGCCGACGAGGCGTGGAATAGCGTTGTGGTGACGGCGTGGGAGAAGCTGAAGGAGTCGTTTAACGCTGGTTTGGAGTTTTTGGCGGATGCCGTGGGGGCGGCGTGGCCAGTGATCAAGGAACGCTTCAGCGAAGGATTGCAGGCGGTTCGTGATCTGATCGCCAATACTGTCTGGGGAGCCGTCGGCCGAGCGATTGTTGACGGGGTGGCGGGGGGCATCAGCGCGGCACGGGGCGTGATTGCGGATGCGGCGCGGGCAGCCGCGCAGGCCGCGCTCGATGCGGCGAAGGAGTTGCTGGGAATCAACTCCCCCTCTTCGGTTTTTCAATACGAAGTGGCGGAGGACGGTATTGGCGAGGGTACGGTGGTCGGTCTGGAAAATTCGATGGGGCCGATTAGAGCGGCGGTCAATGATTTATTTGCGCCATTGCCGGGTATGGCAGAGACCGCGCTGGGGGATGGCTGGACTGATTTGGAGGGGCCAGCTCTGCGGGGCGATTACGCCATGATGCGCAAAATCGGGCAGGGGCTGGGTGGCGACGATGATGGATACGACCGGGCTGAGAGGCAGTCGTTGGTTATTCAGGTCGATGCCCGGGGCAATGATGATCCAGAGGCGACTGAACGCGCGGCACGGCGGGGCGTGGAGAGTGCAATGGCGACGCGGGAATGGTTCCGTGCGCAAACCAGACTGACTGAGGCATTCGGATGAGTGATATTGGGCTGAGCGCATTAAACGGAGGGGAAACGTATGATCTGAATGACGGCGTTGGCGTGCGCTTGCTGGCGTGGGACGGGCTGAGTTTGGAAAATGTTCGGCGGCTGAGCCAACGCACGGCCGCCCAGCGGGGGCGGACGGATGTTGGGTATGATCAGGCGGAGCGGGTGATTGGGTTGGAGTGGGGGATTTGGGGCAACGATTTGCCAGATTACCACGCAAAACGGCGCATTCTTGAAGCGGCTATGTATCCACGTAGTGATGAGCCAATCAAGCTGGTTTTTACTCTGCCGAGCGGCGAGGTACGGGCGGCGCGGGGACATCTTAATGGCTCGTTGGAAATGTCTAAAAATGCTCGGGTATGGAAATTTCATCGGGTGACGGCGCAGGTGGTTTGTGGCGACCCGCGCCTGTATGATCCCCAGCCACAGCGGGTGTTGTTTGCACCGCTGGCCGAGGCTCAGGGGTGGGCGGTTCCTTGGGCTATCCCGTGGGCGATTGGGGCTAGCCAAGCGGCAGGGAGTTTTGTGCTGGACTATGTGGCGGGCGAAACCACAGCCGCTCCTGAATATCCAATTATCACCCTGACGGGGCCGATGCAGAGTCCAAAAATTTTTAATGAAACGACGGGGCAAGTGATCGATATGTCCCGGGGGGCTGGGCTGACGATTGACGCGGGGCAAACGGTAGTAATTGATTTGAAGCGGGGGATATATGGGGATGACGCGCCGACGATCCGCACAGGGACGGGGGTGAGTGTGGAGCAGTACCTGACTACGGACAGCAATATCAATGAGTGGCATTTGGCACCAGGGGGCGAGCCGCTACCTAGCGGGGGATGGGCCAGCGGGCAGAATCGGATTGTTCTAGTGGCGACGGGCGGTAGCACACAGTCAACGATACAAATGGATTATTTTGATAGATATTTGGGAATATGAGGTAAAAAACAATGGGTACAGTGACAACAATGCTATGGCCAGCACCGTCGTTTGGCGATGGTCTGAACACGTATACGGACGCCCAGACTCAGCGTTTATTTCGGCTGGTAGGGGGCGTGGCGGGAAGGGAAGCGACGCATGGGGTTTTTTGGGGCGAGGGGAACAACTTAGAGGTGAGCTATAGCGGTCCGTCTACACTGTCCGTGGAGACGGGGGCGGCGTTGGTGTATGGACTTTTGGCTACGCATAATGGCTCTGCCACGTCGTTGATTTTACCCAGCGTGGCGGCCGATACGGGCGGCGTTTCGTTTATGGCTGTGAATTGGGCTACCCAGACGGGGGAAGTTGCAATTAGGCAGAGTACAAGTGGAGATACTGCGATTCCAGCGTTGACGCAGACGCAGGGGGTGCGGTGGGAGATTCCGATTGCGACGTATCAGGTGAATTCGAGCGGGGTGGCGACGGTTACGGATGCGCGGGGGTGGGCGAATTTGGCGCGGGTGACAACGGGGAATGATGTCGCCGTGTGGAATAGCACCCCAGAGCTGGTCATCCCTTCTGGTATTGGACACGACTTTGGATTTTTGTTGGTGAATGATGATTCTTCATTTGCGATAGCACATTGGGTGGTTCCAGATAACGCTATTGTCGAGTTGCCTGTGCAGGCGAGTGTGACGCTGTCAAAAACTGGGGGCGGCGGTGATGTGGCAGTCGCTATTTATGGCGACGTGGCGGAAAGCGGTGGGTATTGGGAAGCGTTAGACACCTTTTCTGGCTTGGTGAGCATTGGTGTCGGCTCTTTGGTACACGTTTTGGCAGGTAGCGATTGGGGCGGCGACGCACTGTTGTTGCCAGGCAAACGATTGCGGGCCATATTTGCGCGGGACGCGGCGGATGCTGGCGATGATCTGGAAAGCCAGTTGAGGTTTGTGGGCATGTCGATTACATATTGGTCGAGGATGTGTTGATATGAATCGCCGTGAGTTTTTAGTAGTAATGAGCGGGGTCGCGGCATTGCTGGTTTTTCGGCGATACGTGTCCGCCAGCGGGCACGTGCCGACCGCACAATCGGGGCAGTTGCCGCCCACGGCCGTGGGGTGGGGGATTCCTTGGGTGATTGCGCCATCAGCGTCAGCGAAGCAACGTGTTTTTTTACCAGTGATTCACGCGAATAGGGGTGAGCGATGAGTTGGGAGCACTTATTCCGGCATTTAGACCGATTTGGGAATGTGAAGCGAGCTGTTCTGCGACCGCTGGCTGGCTGGCGTGTATTACGCACGTATTACGGCGGCGGGATGCAGTTTCAGTTGAATCCTAGCCGGGTAGATGTGAGCAACTTTGAGGAATTCGACAGCATCCAGCATTGGTGGCGCAATGCGACGTTGGGGGTGACGAGCGCGGGCGGCGGCTTTGTGCGCCACGCCAGCTTCATTTTCAGAGAGCGGCAAGTTGAAACGGATGACGACGGGCTGACGATGTGGGCAGGTTACGCGTTTGCGCCGTGGAGCCTGCTGAATCAGCGGCGCGTGCTCTTCGATGAAAAAACGGCGGGGCATACGCTGTTTGAGGCGGAAGAGGCATTGGACATTGCCCACGCTCTGCTCGACGATAACCTGCGCGATACGGCGGGGCGGTGGCGAAGCGGGGTATTGGGGGCGTATGGTGTTGATGTGTCGAGCAACGCCGTGAGTAGCCCGGTCACCAATTTGCAGACGCGGGGCGGGAAGCTGGGGGATGTGGTGGAGGGCTTGTTGAGCGGGCTGGGGGCGCACGTGCGGCTGGTACAGTTGACGGATACGCTGTTTCAGGCGACGTATCGGGCGCCTTATTTTGGAGAGGACCGATCGGGGAGCGTGGTTTTTGGGCTGGCGCGTAATAATATGCGCCGCCCGCGCCTGCGGTCGCGCACGGTGGGACGGGCGACGGTGGCGGTGGGAGTGGGCGCGGCGGATGGGGATAGCCGGGTGCGGAGTGATGTGCGGACCGGACCTGACTTTGAGACGTGGCGGGATTCGGAGGGGTATTTTGATTTGCGTGATGTGGAGTTGAGAGCGCAACTAAATGGAGAGGTGGATCGGCTGTTGGAGGCGGCGCGGCCGAGCGAGGAGTTTTCTTTTGAGGTTGTACAGACGGCTGATACTTTTTATAGCGGCGGGGTGAGCGTGGCAGGTCGGAACACGTATGATTTGGGTGATGTGGTTACGGCTGATTACTTTGGTGAGCGGCTGAGGGAGGTCACGGCCGTGGAGGTGAGGGGTGGGGCGGTGACTGAGATTGTGGTGGAGACGGGGGAGGTGGTGACGTAG